CTTGGTTGGATCCTACGTAATTTCGATGATAGCACAAATGTATTTGTGATATCTCATAAAGAATCTATGACTGATAAGTTTGAAAGGACTCTTACTGTAGAGAAACCTAAGAACTATAGTATGATAAATGAATATTAATTTTCAACCATTCTTTTGTTCTGGTTATGTGCAGACACATATGTCTCCTGAACACAGAAAAGAATTAGATGATATTATTATTAATTCTGATAGAAGTATACAAGCTGCTACTGCTGGTGTACAGGATGATTGTTTTAATATACCAGAAGCTTCTAGTTTACTGAGACCATATGTTGTAGGTCTTGCTAATGCTTACCGTGTTCAGTATAAGGATTATACTGATGAGTATGAGACAGAGATGGCTAAGGTAATGCATCCACATATAGGTTTTGAGAATCTAAAGATGGATGACCCTTGGGTTAACATCACTTCAAAGAACCTATATAACCCACCACATAATCACTATGGGATCTATAGTTATATTATTTTTCATAAGATACCATTCACCTTAGAAGAAGAAAGAAGTCTTCCTTTTCATAGAAATACTTCTAAACAATCTTTTCCAGGATGTCCATACTTTATACACCCTACTCATTATGGTGGTGTGTATATACAGAACGTAGAGGTTGACAAGGGAGCAGAAGGTGCTATCATACTATTCCCCTCTAGGATCCATCATGGGGTTAATCCATTTCATAGTACAGATGAGAACAGGATCACCATTGCTGGTAATGTGACGGTCTAGAAAGTGGACACTATTGGTTGAAGTGTCCCTAAGATCATGTATTATAGGTACATAAGACACGAACAGCATGACTCTACAGCACGAAATCAAAGGAAACCTTGCAAGATTGCTTGCTACTGAGAACCTTATAGTAGAGCATAACAGCACTTGCACAACAGCATCATTTGATGTACAGAGAAGAGTACTTGAACTACCACAGTGGGATTTCGCTACAAACACTGTGTATGATCTTCTAGTAGGTCACGAGGTAGGACATGCATTATATACACCCAACTATGATTGGACACAAGATGCAGACTGCCCTAAAGATTATATCAATGTGATTGAGGATGTACGCATCGAGAAATTGATGAAGCGTAAGTATCCTGGTCTCACTAAGACTTTTGCTAGAGGTTATGCAGAGCTTGATGATAGAGATTTCTTTGAGATTGGTGGTGAGAATTTAAAATCCTTCATCTTAATTGATCGTATCAATCTTAATGCTAAGGTTGGTGCTACTGCTATGATTCCATTTACAGCAGAAGAAATGGTGTTTGTTGTTAAAGCAGAATCTGCAGAAACATTTGAAGAAGTTATTGAGATTGCAAAGGAAGTATATGCTTATCAGAAGCAGATGGAAGAGAATGCTGCAAAAGAATCTCTACCTAACAATTCATCTAAAGAAGGAACTGGTGAGTTAGAGAATCAGCAGTCAGAAGCAACACCTGAAACTGAAGAGACTGATCAAACTTCTTCTGATGGAAGTGGTGATGATGAAGAAGAAGGTGAAGGTGATGATGATTCTACAGAAGGATCTAATAGAGGTGGTGATCACAACTCAGAGCAATCACGTACCCAGAAAGCATTTGATGAGCAAACCAAAAAATTAAATGCAAACAATTATAACAGTCGTACAATATCTTATGTTGAGTTACCTAAAAACCTTAACATAGACAATATTGTTGTTGACTGGACTGAAGTACATGACTGGATCGATTCTAATAGAAAAGAGTTCGTAGCAAGTGCTGATCATCTTAAAGAATTTGTATCTAAGAATGTACCAGAGCATAAAGGTAATGTAGAATCTTTTGTTTACAGTTCACCTGATCAAGAGTATCGTAAGTTTCGTAAGCAATCACAAAAGGAGGTTAACTATCTTGTTAAAGAATTTGAATGCAGAAAGTCTGCCAGTGCTTATGCTCGTGCTGCTACTTCTAGGACTGGAGTACTGGACACAGCAAGGTTACATACTTACAAGTATAACGAAGACCTTTTCAAGAAGATAACAGTCTTACCTGATGGTAAGAATCATGGTCTCTTATTTGTTTTAGATTGGAGTGGATCTATGTCTCCTACAATCTATTCAACTGTTAAGCAGCTATTAAATCTTACTGCCTTCTGTAAGAAAGTTCAGATTCCATTTGAAGTTTATGCTTTCACAAATGAGTGGAGAATAGTTAATAGAATCAAAAACAATCCTAATACTCAACCTGGTAATTACAGATGGGAGAGAGACAATGAGGAGGTTGAACCTGTAATAGGAGAAATCTATGTTGATAGTAATAACTTCAACATGGTTAACCTTATCTCATCACGTAGCAATGCACGTAACTATGAGAGACAGTGCATCAATCTTTGGAGAGAAGCTTGGCTCTATCAAGGTCATAGAAATAGTTTCTACTCACCAACAATGGGATTAGAACTATCTGGTACTCCATTGAATGAAGCAATTGTTTCACTCAATAGCATCATACCAACATTCAAGAAAGAGAATGATCTAGAGAAAGTTAATGTATGCATTCTTACTGATGGTGAGAGTAGCATGATAACTTATGGTAGAAAAACTTATAGTTACGATGGAGAAGATGAAAAAATATCTTGCTCTAGAATGGGTGAGGTTAATGCTTTACGTGATCGTAAGACTGGTAGAGTCTATCCTCAATTCCGTGACTCTTATACAGAAGTAACAACGACTTTGATAACTCAAGTTAAAGATCGTAATCCTGGTGTTAACATAGTAGGGTTTAGAATCCTTCCTGGTGGACACTTACAAAACTTTGTACATCGTTACAGTACTACAAACTACTATGATATACAAAAGCAATGGAGAAAGGATAAGGCAGTTGTTATTCCTAATCCTATGGGATTCACTGAACTCTATGCCCTTCAAGATAAAGCTTTAGAAAATGAAGTTGAATTTGAAGTTAAGGAAGGTGCTAAGAAGGGTGATATTTCCAGAGCATTCAAGAAGATGCTAGGAAGTAAGTCAAACAACAAGAAGATCCTAAGTTCATTCATAGGGATGGTCAGTTAACAAACTGTCCTCCCTTCCCCCACAAATCCAAACAATCCATTATACTTATAACATACAGAACAAATCCAATGCCTTTCGCTCCATCACCAGTAACCACAGAAGATATTAAGGGTTACTTACAAGACAAATTCGGAACAGAGATCAATGCATCTCAGTTACGTCAAGCTGCTGCTCACTTTGATCTAGGTTATCAGACTGTTAGTAAGCGTTTAAAAGATTTTAAAACAGGTCTAGGTAAGTGGAACCTTACTGTTGCTGAGAAGTTGGAGAGAGTCTATGAGGGACTACCAGCAACACCAGCAATAGAGCAGAATCTAGTTCCACAGAAAGATCCAAACTATGTACCTTTTGGTAACTTCTCTGATGTAAAGAAAATCATCAGTTCCAAGATGTTCTATCCTACATTCATTACTGGACTATCTGGTAATGGTAAGACACTTAGTGTAGAGCAAGCATGTGCTCAACTAAATAGGGAACTCATTAGAGTCAATATTACAATAGAAACAGATGAAGATGATCTCATTGGTGGGTTCCGTCTTGTTAACGGTGCAACCATCTGGCACGATGGACCAGTTATTCAAGCTCTCAACAGAGGAGCTGTCTTGCTCCTTGACGAAGTTGACCTTGCCTCAAACAAAATCCTCTGCCTCCAGTCCATCCTTGAGGGTAAAGGAGTTTTCCTTAAAAAGGTTGGAAGATTCGTCAAACCAGAGAAGGGTTTCAACATCATCGCAACCGCAAATACTAAAGGTAAAGGTTCAGATGATGGACGATTTATTGGAACTAACGTGCTCAATGAAGCCTTCCTTGAGCGATTCGCATTGACCTTTGAACAGGAGTACCCAACTTCCAAAACAGAACAGAAAATTCTTGAGAAAGTATCTGGTAACTTAGGTGTACTTGATGAGAAATTCTGTGAGAATCTTGCTAACTGGGCAGACATCATTCGTAGAACATATAACGATGGTGGTATAGATGAAGTGATTTCTACACGTAGATTAGTTCACATCATTCGTGCATTCGTTATATGGAATGATAGACTAAAAGCAATCAAGGTCTGTGTAAATAGATTTGATGATGAGACTAAGCAGTCATTCATTGAACTATATGATAAGATTGATGCAGACATAGTAACGGAGGAATCTAATGATCAGTAAAGGAGATTGTAGATTCATAGGCAGCATCGTTACCCTTGAGGGTGGTGCTGCCAGAGTCCAAAGAGTCCATGATGATAAGATCACAGTAATGAAACTTGACGGAACTCCCAAAGAGTGTTATTATGAAGAGATACAATACGTATGGACACCTTGAAATATAACGAGAACGAGATCTTGAAAGAGGTCTCAGATTATATAAGTGGAACTTACAGGGGTCACTACTCTTCAAACAATGTTCAGACACTGGACTTGATTGATTCAGTAGGTGACGCAGAAGCATTCTGTAGGTCTAACATTTTGAAATATGCTTCACGGTACGATAGGAAGGGTACAGCACGTAAGGATATCATTAAGATTATCCATTATGCTGTATTGCTTTGTCACTTCAATGACAAACAAGCAGCAGCAAATGCTGCTCAGACTGGAGCTACCGCATTTTCCGTAGATTATGACAAGTAAAGTACATTTATCAGAACTGACGTTCTCAGTCCTTGAGAACTTCGCAACAATTAATTCCTCTATAGTATTCAAGAAGGGGAACATCATTAAGACTATCTCTAATGCAGAGAACATCCTAGCAGAGTATCAGTGTGAGGAATACTTCCCACAAGACTTTGCAATCTATGATTTAAGTCAGTTTCTATCTGGTTTAAGAATCTTAGATGATCCAACTCTAGAGTTTGGTAACGAGGACTATGTTGTTCTTCGTGGTAATAACATAGCAATCAAATACTATTACAGTGATCCAGAGATTACCCTTAAGGTAGCTCCTGATAAGTCTGTTAGATTTCCTGGTTCAAACATTGGGTTTGATTTGGATAAGTCTTTGCTTAATAAGGGATTGAATATCTCAGGTAAGTTTGGTTTTAGGGATCTATCATTCTGTAGTGATGGTACTGCTGCTTTCATTAACTTCTCTGATAAGGATATGGACACCAGTAACTCATGTAGATTTGATCTACCTAATGCTACTACTACAGGTGAGTATGATCTCAACATGAAGGTTGATAACTTACGTGTTTATAATAAAGCATCTTACAAGGTATCTGTATCAGAACAACTCTTATCTGAATGGGTGGTTAGTGATTGGGAGGGATCTCAAGATGTTAACTTAAAGTATTACGTTGCTTTAGAACCACAATGAGTGAAAAGAAGTTAATTATTAACATATCATTTACTAAACAGGAAGCAGATCTTCTTAAGATATTGGATGAGCTTGTTAAGTATGATCTTGCTAGTAATAGATCCGCCTGGTTTAAAGACCAGATTCGTAATCGATACCATGAGATGAGATCTAGTGGTGTTATTGAAATGAAACCTGATGAAGAATGAATTCCTTTGGGTTGAGAAATATCGACCCAAGACAATTAATGATTGTATTCTTCCTGAGAATATAAAAGGTACGCTTAAAAGTTTTATAGAAAAAGGTGAGGTTCCTAACCTATTGCTTTCTGGCCCGCCTGGCATTGGTAAGACTACTGTTGCCAAAGCTTTGTGTAATGAGATGGGTGTTGATGTTTATGTTATCAATGGATCTGATGAAGGTAGATTTTTAGATACAGTTAGAAATCATGCTAAGAACTTTGCATCTACTGTTTCCTTACAGGGTAATGGTAAACCAAAAGTTATTATTATAGATGAGGCTGATAATACTACTTCTGATGTTCAATTACTTTTACGTGCTAATATAGAGACTTATCATAATAATTGTAGATTTATTTTTACATGTAATTATAAGAATAAGATTATAGAACCACTTCATTCTAGATGTGCTGTAGTTGATTTTTCGATTGGTAGTAAGGAAAAGGTTAGATTAGCTGGTGTATTTTTTAATAGGGTTAAGGAGATATTAGATCTTGAAGGTGTTACCTATGATGAGAAGGTTGTTGCTGAAGTTATAAAGAGTTATTTTCCAGATTGGAGAAGAGTATTAAATGAACTTCAGAGATATGCTTCTATAGGTAATATAGATACAGGAATATTATCATCAATGTCTGATGTTAATATGAAAGATTTAGCGAAGGATATGAAGGAGAAAGATTTTGGTAAGGTTAGGAAATGGGTTGTAGAGAATTTAGATAATGATCCTGCTAGTGTCTTTAGGAAAGTGTATGAGAATATGTATGTTACATTAGAGTCTGGATCTATACCACAAGCAGTATTGATTTTTGCTAAATACCAATATCAGGCTGCATTTGCTGTTGATCAAGAAGTCAATACACTTGCTTGCTTTACCGAACTAATGTGCGATTGTAAATTCAAATGAGAACACAAAACAAAGAAAATTATTACTATGTTTTTTGGGTTGTTGCTATGGTAGCTTTTATAGTTCCTCAAGTCTTTACTGCTATAGCATATCATAGACTTGCTGATTTACTTACTAAACCTATACAAGTGGAACATGTAAATGAGACTAACACAAGAAGTAATTGAAAAGATTCAATTAGCAATGACTCACACCAAAATGAATGGTGAAACCAACTGGAAAGATGGTGATGAGATTGATGTGTGTTTAGGAGGAACCTTTGCAGGAGACAAATTTATTAGTATAATAAACAGGACAAGAAGTAACACTACTAAAAAATGAACATCTTCGTTACCAATCCTGACCCACATGTATCAGCAAGAGTATTGCCTGATAAGCATGTGGTCAAGATGCCATTAGAAACATGTCAGATGCTCTCTATTGTATTCTCGCACTGGTATTATGATTGGGGTGATGATCTAGTTAAGAAGAAAGATGGGACTGCTTACAAGACCTCTAAGGGTGCATTCAGGAATCATCCTTGCACCCAATGGGCAGCAGCAAGTATATTCAATACTGCATGGTTAATTCAACATGGTTGTGCTTTGTCTGATGAGTATACGCATCGTTATGGGAAGATTCATGGATGTGCTGATGCCTTGTTTGAAGCAAAGAAAACATTTCACAGATTCGCAGGAGAAGTAATTACATGCTATTGTATGGTAGAATCATTCACACGTGCAATGCCCGATGAGTATAAACATGACACAAGCATTGACACTTTTACTGCTTACAAGAATTACATTAGCAGCAAACCTTGGGTTGCATCTAATTATCTTCGTGACCCATCCAGAAAACCAAATTGGGTATGATTAAGATAATTGATAATTTTTTATCTGATGAGAATTTTGAGTGGTTTTTAAATTTTGCCACCAAACAAGCTCCTTATTGGTCTGGGGCAAAGGATAGAAAAAATACTCCTGCTACTGGTATGGTATCTCCTATTAATTTGGACTCTGAACCTATGGGATGGTTTGATTCTATAAGTGATTTAAATTTACATGAGTCTTATATAAATTGTTTTGCTCCAAATGAAAGACCTTACTTTCATACAGATGATGCTGATTATCATGTTGACAAAGTGGGTATGACTGGGTTATATTATATTAATGATAGGTGGGATTATCAGGATGGTGGAGAAACTCAATTTCTAATTGATGATGAGATAAGAGGAATACCACCCATTCCAAATAGATTAGTATGTTTTGATTCAAATATACTACACAGGGCTACAACCTTTAGGGATAAATTTAGGTTTACTCTAGCACTTAAATATGGAGATTTGTAATGAGGGATGAATTCCTTTGGGTTGAAAAGTATAGACCCAAGAAAATTGAAGATTGTATTTTACCTGCTGGTATAAAAGATACTTTTCAGCAGTTTGTAAATAGGGGTGAGATACCTAACTTATTGCTTGCTGGTCCTGCTGGTTGTGGTAAGACTACGGTAGCAAAAGCTTTATGTCACGAACTAGGAGTAGATTATTATGTCATCAATGGCTCAGATGAGGGACGATTTCTGGAGACGGTCAGGAATAACGCTAAGAACTTCGCCTCCACAGTCTCCCTCTCCTCAGAAGCAAAACACAAAGTTATCATCATTGATGAGGCAGATAACACAACGTCGGATGTCCAACTCTTACTTAGGGCGTCGATTGAGGAATTTGCTAACAACTGTAGATTCATATTCACCTGCAATTATAAGAATAAAATCATTGAACCCCTCCATTCCAGGTGTGCTGTGGTTGACTTCTCTATTAAAGGTAAAGAAAAGCAGGAGATAGCAGCATCCTTCTTCTCAAGACTTAATCATATATTAGAAAAAGAAAGGATTGGAGCTGATAATAAAGTATTAGCTCAGTTAATTAATAAACATTTTCCAGACTGGAGAAGAGTATTAAATGAATGTCAGAGATATTCTGTTGCAGGTAAGATAGATACTGGTATATTAGCAACCTTTAGTGATGTAAAAACTGATGATCTCTTTAAAAACCTCAAAGAAAAGAACTTTTCAGAAGTACGTAAATGGTGTGTCAATAACTTGGACAATGATCCTACTGTGCTTCTTAGGCACATTTATGATGGTTGTTATGGTTCCTTGGACGGGCCTGGTATTGCTGCTGCTGTGCTTATTATTGCTAAGTATCAATACCAATCTGCCTTCGTCGCAGACCAAGAAATAAATATGCTTGCATGTTTAACTGAAATTATGGTGGAGTGTAAATTTAAATGACATTATCAAGACCAGTGGAAGAATCTTTAAGAGCATCTCAAGAACATTTGAGAGATGCATTAGCATTTGCTGCAAGAGGTGAGAGACCATATGTAGCAAAACATATTGCTGATACATTAGCAAGTATAGATAATATTATTGATTCTCAGGATATAATAGAAAGAATGGAGGATTTTATTAAAAAGGAAGGTGATAAAGAATGATTTTTTCTAACTTAATCCCACATGGAAATTATGCAGGACTTCCTCCTGAAGGGCAAATACTTTTTATTATACTAGGATTACTAGCACTCCTTATAGGTTATGGACTTTATGTTACATTTGGTGAAGGAAGTAAAGAACTTGTAGATCAGATAGATGAACATGCTAAAATGCATGAACTGGGGATAGCTCATGGTCATGAGGGAAGAGAGCAATTATGACAAGTGCAGAAAAGGATTACCCTAAACACAAACATGAGGATTAATTTATTATGATTTTTAATGTGATAGGCATAGCAGCCGTTCTATTCATAGTATGGTTTGTATTTGTCTTTTTGGCTGATCCAAATAAAATGTAATTAGGAGATTAAATTATGAGTTTCACATCACCTCCACCAATGTGGGAGCAGAAAAAAGAAAAAGTTAGAGCACAAGTTAAGTCTAGATTTTATTATCTATTCTGGGGCATAGCTACAGTATCAGTTGTACTTGGACAAGTATATGTTGGTGCTGGTTATAGAGCATATGCTGGTGCATTGCTTAGGATCTTTGATGCTATTGAAGTAGAAGTTGGAAGAGATTATCAACGAGAGAGGTTTTATTAAAATGAAAATTGCACTTGCAGCACTCTTAGCACTCACTCCAGTCTCAGTATTGGCTGATGAGTATCAAGCAGGTTATTCCTCAAGTAAGACTTGTTTTAGGGAAGAGTATAGAGAAGAGTATGTTCCAGGAACATATGATAATCCTGGTTATGTTAGGTCTTGGAAAGAAACTATTGAGTTTCCTTGTAAGAGACATCATACCTCAGTTGAACCTAGACAATCAAAAGTAACAAGAACTTATGAAGAGTATGATACTAATGATTGTAGTGATGGTAAGATTGCTGGTGGTCTTTTAGGTGGTGGTATTGCTGCTGCTATATCAAGAGGAGAAGGTAGATGGTGGGCAATTCCAACAGGTATTGTTGCAGGTTCTATGATAGGGTGTGATATAGATGGAGGTTGATATTTTAGAAAAAGAACGTTATATTGATGATGATTGTAATGTAATTAATCATTATTATACTGCTAAAAGAGTGTATCCCAATCTTCCTTTTTATCTCCAAGATGAGAATGGAGATAATTATGAATTTAAATGGGACTTAATATATCAGTATATCGGAAACATTAATTATTATCCAGATTGGTAATGAAATCATATAAAACACCATTGAGATATCCTGGAGGTAAATCAAGAGCAGCACAAAAGATAGAAGCGTACTTTCCTGATTTAAGAGAGTATGATGAATTTCGCGAACCTTTCATTGGTGGTGGAAGTGTTGCAATTTATATTGCAAAGAAGTTTCCTGATTTAAAAATATGGGTTAATGATCTTTATGAACCTTTAGTAAATTTCTGGCAACAACTTCAGATGTTTGGTGGAGATATGCATGATACTTTATTAGATGTTAAACGTCAAAATAATGATCCTAATTTAGCAAAAGATATATTTTTAAAATGTAAGGAGCAGGTTAATGATAAGGACATTCCTCCTTTTAATCGTGCTGTAGCATTTTATGTTGTTAATAAATGTAGTTTTAGTGGACTTACAGAGTCATCTTCTTTTTCACGTCAAGCTTCCATTAGTAATTTTTCTGTAAGAGGAATAGAAAAGTTACCAGGTTTTCAGGAGATTATTTCTAATTGGAATATTACTAATTATTCTTATGAGTATATAATGGAGCAGTTAAAAGAAGATAAGAAAATCTTTTTTTATCTTGATCCTCCTTATGATATAAAGGATAATTTATATGGTAAGTCTGGTTCTATGCATAAAGGGTTTGATCATGATAAGTTTGCTTTAGATTGTTGTAAATATAAAGAAAATATGGCGGTCAGTTATAATTCAAATCAGTTAATTAAAGAAAGATTTAAGAATTGGACTGCTGCAGAATTTGATTTAACTTATACTATGAGGTCTGTGGGTCAGTATATGAGAGATCAAAAGGAAAGAAAGGAACTTTTGTTGCTAAATTATAATAATCAAGAGAGTATGGTAGCATGAATATAGTTTTTTATTCTTATTCTATTAGTAAATATGATCATGTGAATGATCATGAATTAAAACGTTTTGACCACAGTATCAGTTCTCTTAGGGAGTTTAATGATGAAATACCTGTTTATTTGTTTTGTGATGATCCTTCTTTCATTCCAGATTATTTCACTACTGAATATGGGGTAACTGTTTTACCTTTTGAAGATCAAGTTAATCATGGAATGTTATTCATTTATAGATGGTTTAATCTTCAATATTTTGAAGATGGACAAGGAACTTATATAGATGCTAATATTCTGTATGTAGATTCTGATACTATTTTTTATAATGATGTTCAGTATCTTTTTGATACTTATACTTATTATGATGTATATGGAAGAGAAGAATTTGGATTTAGAAATGACCCTAATACAGGAGGAGGAAAGAGTATAAGAAAGGCATTAGATTATGTTGATAGGTGTATTGTAGAAGCAGGTGGAGATGTACCAGTCTACAAATATTGTATGGGAGTAATGCTGTTTAGAAATGGTATTCATTTAGATATTATACAGAGACTGGGTGAGTTGGTTGAGTTGATGTTTAAGATAAAGGATGCAAAGATACCTTATCCAGTTCCTAATCCAAGAATTGTAGATGAGTATGCTATGTGGGTTCTCTTAAGTAGAATAGGAGTTTTAGGTGGACTCTTTGGTATTCAAGATGTTACTCAAGGTTATATTGAAGAGAAGCATCAGGAATTTTTTAATCCAGTAGTTCTTCATTACACTACTAAGGGTGAGCAACAACTTGCTCAAGATGAAGAAAGGTTTAGTAATTTGTTAAGGGATGTAGATGAATTTGGTGATCAAATAGACCCCTATCATATACTATGATAGAAGAATATGTTATAATATCATTAATATTTCTTGAAGAGTTTGTCAAGAGAACGTTAATAGGGATATATTATCTCTGGCAAAAATTTGATTACTGGAACTTTAATCGTCAACTACCTAAATCATGAAGACTGAATTGAAGGAGTGGTTAAACTCCATTAACTTTACCAAGACAAATTTGATGGATGAAGACCCTGATGCAAAAAGGGACTATGCTCCATTCATTATCAATCGTTGTTTGTCAGGACATCTTGATTGTATTCTCTTTGCGAACGAAATGAATAAGAATCATTTCTTAGATAAGGATATGCAATATACTTTTTATCTAAATACATTGAGGAAAAAGAAGAGATTCTCTCCTTGGCTCCGTAAGGATAAGATTGAAGACTTAGAAACAGTCAAACAATACTATGGTTATAGTAATGAGAAGGCGTATCAAGTCTTGAAAATTTTGTCAAATGAGCAAATAGATTACATTAAACAACGACTTGAAATTGGTGGCAAAAAATGACGCAAACTGTTGAACCCCAGGTCAACTGGTCTCAAGATAAAATGATTGAGGTCAAATTGAATGAACCAGATGATTTTTTGAAAGTTAGAGAAACTCTCACAAGAATTGGTGTTGCTTCTAGAAAAGAAAAGAAACTTTACCAATCCTGCCATATTTTACATAAGCAAGGTAAATATTACATAGTACACTTTAAGGAGTTGTTTGCCCTTGATGGAAAGTACGCTAACCTTACTGTTAATGACGTTCAGCGTAGGAATCGTATTGCTCGCCTCCTTTCTGATTGGGGTCTCATTAGTGTAGTAAAGGAAGATAGCATACAAGATATTGCTCCTCTGAATCAGATTAAGGTTCTTCCTTATAAAGATAAGCATGAATGGACATTAGAACAGAAGTATAATATAGGTAAGAAAACAAAAGTAGAGGAATCCCAACCAGCAAAGTAGAGGTTTCCGACTCCTTTTTTAGATAAAAGTTGTATAATTAGTAATGGATGCCGCAAGGGTCCACACAACAACAAACTCGCTTTTAAAGGAGGCAATCATGGGAAACCTACAAAGATATCGTGCTGCGGATTTACCAGCACTAATGGATAGAATCAGCAAGAACAGTATAGGATTAGATACTGTCTTTGAAGATTTTTTCAACTTAACTCAAACAGAAAGTTATCCACCCTATAATCTTGTTCATGTAAACAATGTAGAGTCCAGACTAGAAATTGCTCTTGCTGGATTTAAGAAGAAAGAGATTAAGGTCTTTACTGAATATGGAAAACTTCATGTTGAGGGAAGTAAAGAAGCAAAAGAAGATGATAGAGATCAATTCCTTCATAGAGGACTAGCTCAAAGATCATTTGAAAGAGCTTGGACTATTACAGATGATACAGAGATTAAGTCTGTTGATTTTGAAGATGGACTTCTTACTATTAAACTTGGTAAGATTGTACCAGAACATCATTCCAGAAAGGACTGGTTGTAAAAATTAAGGGGGTGACAACCCCCTTTTTTAATGCTATAATATTTGTATGAATTATAAAGACTCTGGTGTAGATATAGAAGCAGGTAATGCTTTTGTTGAAAGACTAATGAAGAAAGCTCCTGCCATTGGTGGTTTTGGTGGAATGTTTAGAGTACCTACTGGTTATGAGAAACCTATATTGGTTTCTGGTGCTGATGGTGTTGGGACTAAAATTAATATATGCAGAGTTGCTAATGACTATACAACTATTGGTCAAGACCTAGTTGCTATGTGTGTTAATGATATAATCACATGTGGTGCTAAACCATTATACTTTTTAGATTATGTTTCTACTCAGAAGATAGATGAAAATGTTGCTGACATTATGGTTGGTATTCTTAAAGGATGTGAACTAGCAGGTGTAGAACTTATAGGTGGAGAGACAGCAGAGCATTTTAGACAGAGAGAATATGACCTTGCTGGATTTTGTACTGGTATAGTAGAAGAGAGTGAAGTAATTGATGGTAGTTTAATTAAGGAAGGTGATGTAATTATTGGTATAGAAAGCAGTGGTCTTCATAGTAATGGTTATACTTTAATTAATGATATGATATGGAGGCATAAACTTTTTTATGAGAAGGGTTATGATGATGCATTAGGAGATCCGAGTTCTACTCCAGAATTACTTACTCCTACAACAATCTATGCTCCTGTAGTTACAAGTCTTTTAAAAGATTATCCAATTCTTGGTATGGCTCATATTACTGGTGGTGGTATTCCAGGAAATCTTCCTAGATGTATTCCTGATGGATTAGAAGCAAGAGTTAATTATGATATATTTACACAAG